TTGACCAATACTATCGGTAATGCCAGTGTAGACACTGAACTACAACGCAGTGGAGGATTGAGTAAGATTGTGATACCTCAACCTGCTAGTATCACAGCCAGTACCAAAGCAACCCCAAGGAATTTAACATGAGTAGTTTACCTGGATCAACCACAGTGGTCAATGACAGCAGTGCTGCTGTAAAAACTTTCTTTGACAATTATTTTTTATCACAAATATCGTTTGCTGCAAGCGAGATAGATGCAGTAGTGGGATTTTTTACAAAACGTGGATTTGAGATAGATGCTGCAAGATCCACTGCTATCAGTATTTTAACACAGGCTAAATTTGAAAATGTCAAACCATTTGTTGTAATAGACACTCTAAAAGGTTTAACAGATGTTCAACTCAGCAGAGTAGTTGCTGAAGTGTTGAATAACAATAGACAGGCTACCAGCGCATTGGGATACAGTCTACCCTTTACACAGCAAAATTTTGAAGCAAGAAATATAAGGCCATGAGTAGATTTGCTCGAGGTAAATTTGTTCCAACACGACCAGCCAAATATGTTGGTAACAAAAGTCCTACATATCGCAGTTCGTGGGAATGGGCATTTATGAGATTTTGCGACAACAACGACAACATCTTAAAATGGGCCAGTGAAGCCGTGCAAATTCCTTATAGAGATCCACTAACCAATCGCAACACTGTGTACATCCCTGATTTTTTCATTCAGTACATTGACAAGGATGGTCGAATGCTGACTGAGTTGATAGAAGTTAAACCAGCCAATCAAACACTGTTAGAAAAAGTTGGTCGTAATAAGAATAATCAAATGCAGTATGTAAAAAATCAAGCCAAGTGGCAGGCTGCGCAGGCATGGTGCAAAAGTCAAGGTATAAAGTTTCGTGTGCTAAATGAAACAGACTTATTCGCTAACGGCGCTAGAAAACGATAAGTAAGAGTATGAAAAAACTTGAAGAAATTCTTAATCTCCCAGAAAATAAAAAAGAAGTTAAGAACACACAAAAAGAAAATCTACCAGTGGACTCCACTGCTATGTTGCGAGACATTAGCGAATTTGATAAGATTTCAGCAGCACTGCCAGTGGTCAAAGGTCTAGGTGATGTTGGCGACAAAGAATTGGATGATTTGGCACAACGTGCCACTGATGCCTATGATGATCTAATGGATTTAGGTATGAATGTAGAAGCACGATACAGTGGTCGTATTTTTGAAGTTGCTGGTACCATGTTGAAAAATGCAATTGATGCCAAGTCTGCAAAATTAGATAAAAAACTAAAAATGATAGAACTGCAACTTAAGAAGCAACAAATTGATCAAAAAGCAGGGCAAGAAGACACTGCTATTCAAGGACAAGGCGTGATTATTACAGATCGCAATAGTCTTATTGAAAAACTAAAGAATATGAAATAAATATAGTACTAGGAATTTATCATGAAATCTTTTCAAGAACACCTTACAGAAAGTAAAAAGACTTATCCCTTTACTGTAAAACTATGCGGGGCACTGCCCGAGTCTGCTGACAAGCAGATGAAAAGTGCTATGAACAAATATGTTGTGAACAAATTGTCAAAAGGCAAAACAACACCAATTCAATCTAATCCATTGGATTTTCCAGGACAACAAAATTCTGAAGTACATGTGTTTGAAGTTGACTTGGCATATCCCACAACCAGTGCTGTGTTGACAGAATTGTTGGCTGACAAGTTATCAGTTAGTGCGTCGAGAATACGAGTGAGAACTCCGGGTGAAATGGCTGAAATTGCATTGAACTTGCAACACAATGAACCTACCAAAGAAAGTGTATTAGACAAAGATTACGAAATTGACACTAGTGGTCAAGAGTTGGTTGGACAACAACGTGTGGTTAATTTTTTAAAAGAACTTGGCAAAAACCCAGCCGAATACACACAGGTCAAAGGTGCCAACGAACAACTGTTGGCAAAAACAGCACCTAAAGAAACAGCAAAAAACATGGACGAACTAAAATCTAGTGCAAGTCCTTTGGGGTCAACTCAAAACAAGATCCCTAGCCCTAAAGGAAAATAAAATGAATTTCAGTGAATTATACAAAAAAATTGCAGAATTAGACAATCGTCCAATGACTGAAAACAACACAGTAGAATCATGTGGTTCGCCCATGGGACCGTCACCTACTGCGCAACAAGACACAGTTTCAGTGAGCGTCAATATGAATGGCAGCGGCGCAGGTGGTATTCGTGACTTGATGGCTATTTTGAAAAATATTGAAGACACCGACGGCGACATGCCAGATATGCCGCACATGGATATTTCATCTCCTAGTGACATGGTAGGAAACATAATGGATCCCACAGACATGATGAGTGCTGACGATGGCGAAGATTCTTTGGGTCAAATCATGCGCCTATCAGGCAAGCCCACAATGTTGCCTGGCAATGACGGGTTGGATGACGAAGGCAACGCCAAAGAAGCATTTGCCAACGAACCAGATGAAAACTACAGCGACATCAGTGCGTTGACCCATGACAATGCTGGTGGTCTTAATTCCCCACACAAACAGTATAAAAAAGAATACCCCGGCGACAATCCCATGGCAGAGAGCATAAAAAGTAAACTGCTAAACAAATATCAGTCATACAGATAATACTGCCAATATGATTCAAAGCGGGCACGAGCCCGCTTTGTTATTTGTAAATACACTATGTCATCAAAATCACTAGACGGCGTTTTAGTCAAACGTGCTCACAAAAAAGAAACCTTTACAGAGAAACAGGTCAATGAACTATTGAAATGTGCTGATCCGGATACGGGGTATCATTATTTTTGTGAAAACTTTTTCTATATCCAACACCCAGTCAAAGGCAAGATGTTGTTTGCTCCATTTAGTTTTCAAACACGATTGTTAGACGCCTATCACAATTATAGATTTACTGTTAATATGTTGCCCAGGCAGATGGGCAAAACCACCTGTGCCAGTGCATATTTGTTATGGTTTGCAATGTTCAGTCCAGATCAAACCATATTGATTGCTGCACACAAATACACAGGTTCTCAAGAAATTATGCAACGTGTTCGTTACGCCTACGAACTGTGTCCGGATCACATACGATGTGGTGTTACTAACTACAACAAAGGCAGTATAGAATTTGACAACGGATCACGTATTGTGTCAACTACCACAACTGGCAATACTGGTCGAGGCATGTCCATATCGTTATTATACTGTGATGAGTTTGCCTTTGTGGAACCCAACATCGCCGAAGAGTTTTGGACTTCTATATCCCCCACACTGGCCACTGGTGGTCGTGCAATCATCACTTCAACCCCCAACAGTGACGAAGACGAATTCAGTAGAATTTGGAAAGAATCCAACAACAAGTTTGACGCTTTTGGCAACGAACATCCCAACGGGCTGGGCAGCAATGGATTTAGTCCTTTTACCTGTCATTGGGACGAACATCCGGATCGCGACGATGCATGGGCTGCACAAGAAAAAGGACGAATAGGCGAAGAGCGTTTTCGTCGAGAATACAACTGTGAATTCTTGATCTTTGACGAAACATTGATTAACAGCATGTGTCTTGCTGAACTGACAGGAACAAACCCCATAATGAATATGGGACAAGCACGTTGGTTTAAGAAACCCAAATCTGGCAATATATATGTGATCAGTTTGGATCCTAGTCTAGGCACAGGCGGTGACTATGCTGCTATTGAAATTATCGAATTGCCAAGTTTTGAACAAGTGGCAGAATGGCATCACAATGAAACTCCCATACAAGGTCAAATACGAATCTTGAAAGACATGTTGAATTACATCAAAGAATCTATAAGTGATTCTAATATGAATGACATATATTGGAGCATTGAAAACAACACCATTGGCGAAGCAGGACTGGTTGTGATTAAAGATCTAGGCGAAGATCAATTCCCAGGACTGTTTGTCAGCGAACCTATGCGCAAAGGACATGTTCGTAAGTTCCGCAAAGGGTTCAACACCACACACAAGACTAAGATTGCTGCTGCTGCAAGATTAAAGCATCTAGTAGAAAGTCGAACACTTAAAATAGCCAGTAAGCCGTTTATCAGCGAATTGAAATCATACATTGCTCAAGGTGTCAGTTTCAAAGCTAAAAGTGGCGAACATGACGACTTGGTATCAAGTATGTTGTTAAACGTGCGTATGATACAGGTGCTGGCAGATTGGGACCCCAGGGTATACGAACGAATCAGCGTGAGAGATGCATGGGAAGCAGACGATTTCGAGCCGCCAATGCCGATATTCGTTTCTAGTACGTTATGATAAATATGAAATATGGAAACTAATCTAAATCGAGTGGCCGAAGACTTGTTCGATAAAATCGAAGGTTTTCCCAATATTGTCTTAAAAGACCAAAACAATCAACCGATTCCTCCCAGTATGGAAGATCAGATTGAAAATGCTAGAATTTTCAATTTTAACTTTATTACCAATGGAGTCGACTTGGGTCCGGTGACTGTCACGATCAGTGACAATGACGGATTACAAATCAAAACCTACAACGACCCGGTTGAAGGCAAGCCTGAAAAAATACAAGATTCGTGGTATGCTTTTATTAAAAGTCTAAGCGAATTCGCTACTGAACACGTGATTAAATTCAAGGGTCCTAAAATTGTTACGCAAAAAATAACAGCAAAGTCTGAAGTTGGAGAAAGCAAAATGACAGAGTCAAAACTAGTTGGCACCAGTAAAACAAGTTATCAAGATCTTGGCGAGGCAACACTGATTGTCAAACACAGCAAGCCAATTAATTACAATGCTGCCAACGGCAGAACACAACATATCGAACGCATATACATTGAAAATGCCATGGGGGAACGATTTTGTTATCCCTTCAAGCATCTAAATGGTGCTCGTGCTATGGCCACACATATTATTGCAGGTGGCACACCTTATGATGACATTGGACAACATGTTATTGGATTGTCTGAAGAACTTAACAAACTAAGAATGTTCAAAGGATATGTTACACGTAGTCCAATGGTGGCAGAAGCCATGGGTGCTGTCACTGACAAAGTTTTTAATAGAATTGAAGGTATTAAAAAAGAGTTGCATCATTTGCAAAGTAAAAATTATTATGCAGAGTGGTCCGAAGGATTTAGCAAAACAGAAGCAAAGATCATTCCAGAAGACATGGCTGCAGAATGGATTGATAGATTGACTATCAAAACATTTAATGAAGATTTAAAAACAGTGTTTCCTTATCTGCTTAACATTATAGAAGAATCAGATTTACCCACAATGGAACTAGACGCTGAAGCATTGTTAAACAGTTTTGCACAAGTGCAAGAATTAGCAGAACCAGCACGTGATATACAAGAACTTGTAGATTTAGAAAATTTTGTAGACACACTAATTAAAGAAGATATCGATGACGGTATTTTCAGTACAGATCCAGAACAACGTGCAGCAGCCATTGAAAAATTAAATGAGTTGATTAGAGAAAATCCTAAAGCAACACTGGGCCTCGGCGGCGAAAATGGCAAACGTATGTTGGCCGACATTATGAAAGACGATGCACTAATGGCTGAGATCGATGATCGTGCTGAGCAAAATCAAGGCAGCGCAGAATCATTGTGGGATGTGGTTAGAGATTATTTAGAGTTTAAATCTCCCGAAATGTTAAAAGACAACGGAGGCGAAATTGATTTCAATCCAGAACCTGCAACAGCACCAGCAGTAGAACCAGCAGCGCCTGCGGCAGAACCAGCACCGGCAGCCGAACCTGCACCAGCAGTGGCGCCTGCTGAACCAGTTCCACAGCAAGAAGGATGGCAAAGTGGATTGGAACAACGACTTGGAAAAATTAAATCGTTGGCAGAACAAAGCGGTAGAGATTTTGATTCTATCAGTTTGAATATCAATGGCAAGAGTTACAGTTTGTCCGAAGCATTATCGGCATTTAATTTATTAGGTGAAGACGAAATGGGTGAAGGCGCTCCTATTCCAATTAAGGATTTTATCAGCGGCGAAGATGATAATTACTACCCAATGCCTGCAAGAAAAGAATGGGACACTAAAGGGGCCCGCAAACTTTCAGTATTAATGAGCCCTGATGACGTTAACAGTAAAATTCAATCTGGTGCTCAAAAGGATTATTGGGACATACGACCAACTCGCCAATACAATGCAATCACTGTAACAACCACTGATCCAAAATATTTTAACTTATTTTTAAACACAGTTCACG